GGGTCTTGATGAGGTTCGCGTGTTGCGTAACCTTGGCGTTAAAGATGCACCATCACCCATCGTTCGGCGCTACGATTGGCCCGGTCGTTATAAACCTATGGCACACCAAGTCGATACTGCCTCCTTCTTGACCATTCACAAGAAGGCGTTTGTGTTCAACGACCCCGGCACGGGTAAGACGCTATCAGCGTTGTGGGCTGCTGACTATCTGATGGCACGCGGCTTCATTCGTCGTGTGTTGATTCTGTGCCCACTATCCATCATGCAATCAGCGTGGCTGCAAGACTTGAATAACAGCATCATTCATCGCTCAGCGATCGTTGCTCACCATCCTAAGTCCGCGCGGCGTATCGAGATGATTCAGTCAGACTACGAGTTTGTTATCTGTAACTACGATGGTTTGAATCTGATTGCTGACGAGATCAACGCTAACGGCAAGTTCGACCTCATCATCGTTGACGAAGCTAACGCATACAAGACGATGACCACCAAGCGTTGGAAGACGCTGAAGTCAATCATTCGCCCTGACTCATACCTGTGGATGATGACGGGTACGCCTGCATCACAGTCGCCTGTTGATGCGTATGGTTTGGCCAAGCTAGTCAACCCCGATGGTGTGCCTCAGTTCTTTACAGCATGGCGCGACAAAGTGATGAACAAGATCACGATGTTCAAGTGGGCACCAAAGCACGACGCTAAAGACACAGTGTTCAAAGCGTTGCAACCCGCGATACGCTTTACCAAAGAGCAGTGCCTTGACTTGCCACCAGTCATCACCATCACACGCGAAGCACCACTCACACCACAACAGGTCAAGTACTACAACATGCTCAAAGAACAGATGTTGGTGCAGACAGCAGGTGAGACTATCAGCGCAGTTAACGCCGCTACTGTGGTGAACAAGCTGTTGCAAATCTCTTGCGGTGCCGCTTACACAGACGATAAAGAAGTCATTGAGTTCGATGCGATGCCACGCTTGAATGTGTTGCAAGAAATCTTGGATGAGACAGATCGCAAGGTCATCATCTTCGCGTTGTTTCGCTCGAGCATCGACACCATTCAGAACCATCTGACCAAGCACGGCATAACCAACGAGTGTATTCACGGCGGTGTAAGTGCAAGCAAGCGTACCGACATCATCAACCGCTTCCAAAATGCGCAAGACCCACGTGTGTTGGTGATGCAGCCTGCGGCTACGGCACACGGAATTACCCTAACTGCTGCCGATACTGTTGTTTTTTACGGACCATTGATGAGCGTGGAACAGTACATCCAAGCGATTGCACGCGCTGACCGCAAAGGTCAGACGTCTGAAAAAGTAACAGTTCACCACATTGAAGGCTCACCAATTGAGCGAAAAATGTTTAAGGCGCTTTCGGCAAAGGTGGATGACAGCCGCCTATTAACCGAAATGTTTGAATTAGAAATTAAATCTTGAAAGGGGGTTGCAAGAAGCTAAAAAGCATGTAAACTGTCAAACACTAGACAACAACAGGAGAAGCAAAATGTCGGACACCGACGATATTTCTATTGATAAGCTGGTTCAAATCCATGCCAAGATCAAATCCAAGATCGAGGCGTTGGATAGCCAAGTCGCCAAACTTGAAGAGCAGCGCACGGAAGTGCGTCTGGCTATCAAGGACATGATGAAGGATCAAAACCTTCAGACTGTCAAAACCACTTCGGGTACTGTGACCCTGATGACCAAGACGCGTTTCAACACGCAAGACTGGGACTCGTTCAAGAACTTCATCATTGAACACCAAGTCCCTGACTTGTTGGAGAAGCGCATCGCGCAGGGCAACATGGCCACATTTCTTGAAGACAATCCGGGGCTAGTACCTCCGGGGTTGAACTCGATCACCGAGTTCGACATTCGTGTAACACCATCCAGAAAGTAACGCATCATGAGTAACATAACGCTCTTTTCATCTTCTAACGTTCCTGCCTTCGCTCGCAACAACGAGCTGTCCGACACCGCTAAAGCCCTGACAGGCGGCAGCACCAACAACACCAAGCGCATCTCCATCAAGGGCGGCGTGTTTCGTTTGTTGGCTGGCGGCAAAGAAGTCGCATCTATCGAAGACCGCCACCTCGATGTGGTGATCGTCAAAGCCGCACCGAAAGTTAGCCGCGTGTTCTACGCCGCTGCCTATGATGGTGACAAGATCGCTGGCCCAGATTGCTGGTCCAACGACGGCGAGGTGCCAGACGCATCCATCAAAGAACCCCAAGGCAGCTCATGCGCCAAGTGCCCACAGAACATCGCAGGTTCTGGTAACGGTAACAGCCGCGCATGCCGCTTCCAACAGCGTTTGGCCGTGGTGCTTGAGAACGACATGAATGGTGAGATCATGCAACTGACTCTGCCAGCCACCTCGATCTTCGGTAAGGAAGAAGGCGACAAGCGCCCACTCCAAGCCTACGCTCGCTTCTTGGCAGTGCAGAACCCTCCTGTCAACCCCGAACAGATTGTTACCCGCATGAAGTTCGACATGAAGTCGGAGAGCCCCAAGCTGCACTTCGCACCGGTGCGCTGGTTGACAGACGACGAGTACCCCACCATCTTGGCTAAAGGCGAAAGCGAAGAAGCCAAGCGTGCAGTCAACATGACTGTGGCGCAAGCTGATGGCGTGAAGGCTCCTGCCCTTGGCTTGGCTGGCAAGGCACCAGCGGCTGTGAAAGCAGCACCGGTGGAAGCAGAGGACGACGAGCCAGCACCAGCACCCAAGGCGAAGAAGGCTGCACCCAAGGCCGAACCAGCCGAGGATGTGGGTGAACCCGAAGTTCGCAAGGCCGCGCCCAAGGCCGATGCTGTACCTGCTCAGAAGTCCAAGCTGGCATCCATCGTCAGCGATTGGGACGACGAGTAATTTTTAGGGGGAAAGCGGATGCTGGGCAAATCGAGAGGCACTGCGGCGATACGCCCTGTTATAAGTCCTGTCGGCACAGCGTAGCGAGTACCCCGCCTATTTTTAACAACAGGAGAAACAAATGAAAGACACAACGCAACTATTTCCAACAGAAACTTACATCTTGAAGGGCGTACGATATGTACCCCACTACAGAAACGTTGCTGTTTTTGTTGGCCCCGGCTACCCCAAACAAGCACCAAGCCGCTACACAGCGCAAGACCTTTTGTCTGCTGGCGCAGAGAAGTCTGTGGTCATGCTCTGGTCACGAGGCGCACACGGCAAAGTTGACGACGCAAACCCATAACATGCCATATTCACAAGACATCATCAACAAGGTCGGTGACACGCCCAAGTCTCTGGGAAACCAGCTTGGGCGCTGGGCGATCTACCACGACTTCTCGGTCGTGCGAATAGCGAAGGCTCTGGGCGTGACACGCCAGACCGTTTACAACTGGTTCTTCGGCAAGGATATTTTTCCTGCCTACCGCGATCGTGCGGAGTGGCTGCTGAAGATTCTTCAATCATCAAATAACGCGGACGACGCATGGAGAAAAGTATGCAAGGAATTAAACCTAGAACTCTGACAAACCAAGAACTGATCCAGTATGCGTCTGACCAACTGTACGAAGGTGTGCTCGATGTTGCTGTGCTGACAGAAGTCCTGCGCCGCTTGAACCACTACACAGACGGCAAAGAGAACCAGACCGCAACCATCAACGACCCACGCCAGCTCGAGCTGTCCCTGTAACCTGACCCGAGGATTCCCCATGAAGCCGCTTGAGTTTCTGGCGGAGGTTTTGCCGACGGCGGGTAATGGCTATTACTGCTTGGCAGAACTGACAACCAACAAAAAAGAACATGTCTTCGCAGAGACATTGGAAGAACTAGAACCGGTGCTTGAGCGCTGGAATAAGAAGAAGCACGACATTTACTTTGGCTTGAGCACCTTCGGTGAAGCCGGTAAGCGAGAAGCAGACAACGCCCACATGAGCATGGTGGTGGCGGTCGACCTTGACTGCAACCACAAGACAGACATTGCACAGCCCGACAAAGAGACGGGTGAGCTTGTCATCAAGCCCAAGGCATACCCGAGCATGAAAGCCGCAGCGATTGCGTTGCGTGAGTTCTGCGATACCACGGGTCTGTCGGGGCTCGGTGAGCCTTGGCTGGCCTCATCTGGTGGCGGTGTGCACGCATACTGGCCGCTGACCGAAGCGATGTTCATCGAGGATTGGAAGCCGCTGGCCGAAGGCTTTAAGCGCATGTGTTTGAAGAACGGCTTGCGGCTCGACACCGCAGTCACGGGCGATGCTGCCCGAATCTTGCGTCTACCTGACACCACCAACAACGGCGTCAAAGGCGGCAAGCAAGTGCGCGGCGTCACGCAGACCAGCCTCAAGCAACAAGGCGACCGGTTCAACGCGGCTGACCTGCAAGCCCTGATCGACAAGGAAATCATAGGCACGCCCTATGAGTACAAGGTTCAGCCCAAGACGACATCGCTGGCCATAGCTGGGGACAGACCGACCAGTGTAGGTGCGCCTAGCGGCACACTCAAAGCGTTGGCTCAAAACAGCGTGACCAAGTTTGCCAACATCTACAAAAAGACCAAGCAAGGCTCCGGCTGCGCACAGCTGGTGCACTATGTCGAGAACGCAACCGATGACGGCATGGAACCGATCTGGCGTGGTTGGTTGAGCATTGCGCAAAAGTGTGAGGACGGTGACCGCGCAGCCATCTGGTTGAGCGACTTGCACCCCTATGACCACAACCGCATGCAGCAAAAGCTCAACGAGATTCGTGGTCCATACCCCTGCACCAAGTTCGACCAAGAGAACCCCGGCATCTGCTCTGGCTGCCCACATTGGGGCAAGATCACCAACCCTCTGGCGTTGGGACGCGAGACAGCCGTAGTGATGGCTGAGACCGAGATTGAGGTCGATACTGGCTCACCAGATGAGCCTGTCACAGAAAAGATTGTGCGCCCTGAACCACCCAAGGGCTATGCCTACGGCAAGCAAGGCGGCGTGTTCTTGGAACGCGAGGACCAAGATGCCCAAGGCAACACGACCAAGAAGCACATCATGTTGTGCCAGTACGACATCTTCCCCGTTGACATCTTGAACAACAACGGCACCCACGAAGTGCACCTGCTGGCTGTGCGCAACGGCAAGACGCAGGATGTGACGCTGCCCCAGAAGTGCATCGCCAGCAAGGACGAGACCATCAAGCAGTTGGCGTCTCAAAACATCATGGCTGCCTTTGGCCAAGGCAACGACAAAAACTTCTATGACTACATACGCGCATGCGTGGAGAAAGTAAGCGTGGAGAAGACCCCTATCGACCTGCCCAGCAGCTTCGGTTGGCAAGACGACAAATCGTTCGTCTACGCTGGCCGCATCTACCGCAAGGGGCAAGAGCCCATCGCCGTTCCCATGAACGAGATGGAGAACATCGTGGCTAACACCCAGCCCAAAGGCTCGCTTGAGAACTGGCGCAAGGTTGTGCAGCTGATGATTCGCCGCAAGATGTGGAAGCACTTGGCCGTTTTGCTGGCCGGTACTGGCGCACCGCTGATGAAGTTCACAGGCTTGTTCGGTGTGACCATGCACTGCGCATCGAGCGAGTCAGGTACGGGTAAGTCGTTCGCGCTGGACACAGCGGCGTCGGTGTGGGGTCACCCCATCCACTACCGCACAGGTTCAGGTACATCGGCTGTTGCCATGCAACAACGCTTGGGACTGCTGCGCAGCTTCCCGCTCATCACCGATGAGATCACAACCAACAACCGCAAAGACTTCGAGTGGTTCCCTGCCTTCTTGTTCAGTATGAGCGAAGGGCGCGGCAAAGAGCGTATGGAGTCTGGTGCCAACAAGGAACGCTTGAACCTGTCCACATGGGCATCGTTTGCTTTGATGTCGTCAAACCGTGGCGCTGTTGACTACCTGATGGGCGCACGCTTGCACTCATCCGAGGGTGAGATTCGCCGTCTGCTTGAGAACATTATTGACGAGAAGCTCAACTGGACGCCAGAAGAGATCGAACTCATCAAGTCGTTGCAACACAACTACGGCGTGGCTGGTCCCATCATCTCGCAGTATCTGGTTGACAACTACGACTACATTGCCAAGCTGGTGCCCGAGACTGTGGCGCAGATGTACAAGGCGTACGACGCGACAAGCGATGAGCGCTTCTGGATGGCAGGTATCGGTGTGTCGGTTGCTGCTGGCATCGTGCTCAACAGCCAGCATACTGGCATCTGCGACATCCCTATGAATGAGATGATCGAGGCGTTTCGCGGCATCCTGTCGTTCATGCGCACCAGCATCAAGGGCAACAAACGCTCGGCTGATGACATCCTCAACAACTACATCCAAGAGCACCAAGGCAAGTTCGTGGTGGTCAAGTTTGGCGAGAAGGGCGGTGTGCTTGCACACTTCCA